AGTCAAGCCAGCAATAGGGTTCTGTATAGCCTTTTCTATTGCGTCTTTGTTGAGTTTGGCCCATCTCAGGCCTACTCCAGAGAACTGTTCAGAAACCCAACCCACATAGTTGTATGATTCCGAATAGAGCTCATAGAAGCTCTTTTGAAGAGAATTTTCGTTTGTTTTCGAAAGCTTCAAAACTTCATTCTCGATATCGGCCGCTAACTTTTCCAGCCTGTTATATTGCTGCGCTGCTCCAGGAGATAGTTTTCCATCCGGGCCGGCATACTTTTCATAGAAATCTGCTATCTTAGCCTTAACATCCTTGAGCGAAGCTTTATAAGCTGCTATGATTTCCCTTTCTTCTCTTTTTGTGAAGCGCTCATACCAGTCTTCAAAGTCATCGAAGGCGTTATTTATCGTCAACATTCTTTTGCCCCCATAGAACCGCAATGACCGATAGAATAATCACTCCCGGCCATAAGATAGACAGGAGAAACGCTCCAAATATGTGAGAAGAATTGAACCCTTCGATTTCTTTTCTGAATCCAGCGCTGGTAATGCCTATGAACATTAGAAGCGCTCCTATAAGCCAGATTAGAAAGAGCGTTGACATCCCGTCACCTCCTGTCATTCAATTGGATCCGATTCCTTTAGCGCTTTTCTTTCCCTTTCGGCAACCGCTATAAAAGCAGCCTGATTTTCTGATATCGGTGTTTTCTTGTGTTCTTCGAATAATCTGACGATGTCCTCGAGTGCCTTTCTTAACTTGTAGTTTTGGCGTTCACATTTCGAACGAGGCATAATTATTCAGCCTCCTCATCCTCTTTTTCCTCTTCGTTTTCCAGGGGAATCCTATACGCTGACCTCTCTTCTTCCAGTTCTTCTTTTGTCTTTTTTGCATCCTTTATGAACGACACCAAGCTATATGCCAATTCTGTTGGAACATTTCCTAAGAGTTTTATGAGGAGGTCTGCCTCTTCATTCAAGGAATTCGGTATATTTCTGGTAAATTGGAAGCTGAGAGCATTCAGATCTATTGAAGTGTTTACTACACTCCAGTAGTTATTTAGCAACTGGAATTGTTTCATCAGAGCTGCAGTGAACTTTCTTTCCGCAATAATCGCCTTGTTTTCGAGAGTAAGTAGCTTCCATTTTCTGGACTCTCCCGAGATATCCGAAGTAAACTCCTGGTCTCCAAAATTTACTGATTTTGAAAACCTGAGGATATTCGCCTCGGTCCTGTCCAGGAACTTCTCGAGCATATCTGTCACTACGTTTTTCGTCAGGAACTCGGCTCTTCCGTCATCCGGAATCGCAAGCGCTCCTGATTGACGCAGTTTGTCTAATTCGGTATCAGTCAGTTCTACCCCATATAGAAGGAGATAGGCAAACCTAAACTGTTCTATTTCTGAGCTCGCATCAGAAACAGCCCTATCATAAGCATCTATAAGCTTTAGTGCCTTTTCCCCATCTGCAAGGAGCTCTTCATTGTTCTTGAACTGAATTAACGGAATGCCACCGAATACATGAGTATCTGGGTTTCTGACGTTTCCCTTGTCATCTACACCCACAAATGTATAATCCAATTCGTACATCCCGGTGCTGCTCTCGAGATAATAAGTGACCTGATTGCGCTCATACCATTCCACCCGGGTTCTTTCGTGAATCGTATCGCCCTCGATTACCTGAATCGGATAATATCTAAGTGCTAATTGAACTTCATCCAGACTCATATCTTGGATCCAGATACATTCCCAGGGAGGCACTCGCATGGCTCTTGCTTTTCCGTTCGTGTCAACATAGAGCAACCGTCCACACTGGCCGCACACAGACATCATTTTCATTGTCTCGGCGTCCAGGTCGTCGATTCTGTTGAGTTTATTGAACTCTTTGACCGGATCCACGCCGTTTTCAATTCCAGTTTCGTAGTCAATCGGATTTCCCAGAACATAACCGGTCTTGGTATCGATAATTTCTCCGAAAAAATCGTTATTGATTTGGGCGTTTATCTTCGTATCGCTGGGAAGTGTTCTCGAGAATATTGGAACACCGTTTACGTCTCCACGATATCTCAAATAAAGGCTTATCATCCGGTCGTGTTGAGTCCTGTGTTCCTTTATCAGATCCGATATTATTCTGCTTGCGTTTTCGTTTGCAGCTCTGGATATGGTGAGATACGTTCTATAGTCCATCTCCAACCCTCGCTTAATAAATCGATTTGACTGCTTTGGCCTTGTGCATTGAGTAGAACTTTCTCATTTGCCAGGCTATGGCGGTCGCAGCTACTCGGTCTTTTCCGTTGATACTTACGTTTCCCTTCTCGTCCGTTACAACTTCCCTTAGCTCTCTGAGAGTCTCTATATCCCTAATGTAAATCTCGTCATTTCGAATTGCGGTATCTAATTCATCCAGCATCAAGAACTTTGAGCCGGCATTTGTAAGCCAGCCCAATCTCGAGGCCTTCTTCGAGGTACCTGGGATTATTGCCCTATCAGTCGGATCCGCTTTCTCCATGAAGATGTTTCGATACTTCCGATATCGGTAGATAGTTGCCAGCGTAGAATGACCGTGATTGTTTCTCTCAACTGCCACAAAGGCGCTGTTATACTTCTCGGCCAGATCCGTTATCTTATCTCCGAAAACGTCCGGTTCCCAATGACCGTGAAGGTAGGCCACTTCTTCCCACGAAGAGGCCTTGAATACTTTCGCATGGGAGAAATCTCCTTCCTCGAGGCCTTCGGCTACATCACATCCGATAATATAGATTTCTTTCTTCTGGGGTTCCTCAAATACGGCCAGGCCGTGAATCTCTTTCGCAGGCGAAGCCATTAGGAGGAGTTCTTCTATCTTCACGATATCAAAGTACGGATTACCTGAAGACAAGAAAGCCTCTTCCGGGTTGCAGGGATACTCCTGAGGAAGTTTATCCTTTAGGTCCTTCCTCTTTTCGAAGTACCAGTTAAGCTGTTCCCAGGAGAGGCCTTTCCCCAGGAGGACTTTGAGTTTTCTATAAAAATCGGTCCCAGGGTTCAGGACCGATTCTTTGAATGCTTTTTCTTCTTCTTTCGAAATAAAAGGCGTTCTATACTCTGAAGTTCTCCACCACTCGTAGAATTTCGGCTTCCAGTTATTTTCGGATTTCATAGCATCATCCCAGAGTTTTTTGAATTCGTTATAGCCGTTTGCGGTGGTCTCGAGAATCTGAATACAGTCGGTAGTAAACGCTCCCTGGAGAGCCGTCATTGTATCTTCATAGTCGGGCCAGAACCCAACCTCGGATCCATGAAAAAAGTTGATGGTCTTTGATCGACCCGCACCCTCGGATCCGGCCGTTGTACATCTCCATCTGCTATTGAGAATATCGAAGTGCAACTCCTTCCTGTTGTTGAATTTTTCGGAGGGCTTAAGCGGATCCGGGAGAAGTGAGTATGGAAACCTCGCTTTATCTTCGAAAATGGTAGCCGTGTTGTCTGCAGAATCGGCCACCGTCATACCGGAGAAGTTCCGCTGGGTGATTGTGGCAGCTAGCTGGTAGGCCGTGATAAAGCTGGTAAAACCCTGTTGCCGGCCTTTTAGTACTATCAGCTTGATTCCCCTTCGATTTCCTGCTTTATGCTCGCCTATGGCGTTCCTAAGGTCATTTAAGAATGATTTCTGGACATTATTGAGAAAGAAAGGAACTGTTTTTTTCTCCTTGTTTACGATGTAAAACACCATCTCGATAAGATACTCTGGGTTCTCCTGAATTTCATCGACAAGATAACGGTTTTCGGGGGAAAGCAGGTTATATGCTATGGCATTCGTGAATTCCTGGTCTTTTGGAAGATTCCCATCCCACTTTCTCTTTCTGGCCTCGATGATATCGACACAGTGAATCATTTCAAGATTTCCTCGAGTTTCTGGATTTTCACGGTCCCGGAATGTTCGATATTCTGGGTGTCCTTCCAGCCGAAGTTGTTCTTGAGGTTGAAGATGATGATTGCCGGGTTCAAATATCCCAGAGCGGTTCCCTCGAGGTTGTTCTGTTCAATTCTCTCGAGAGCTCTTTTTATTGTGTCACTAAAGCGCTCGTCATCTTTGTATCTCATCAGGGTTTGCCGGGTTATATCCAACCACACACAATAACCCTGGACCGTATAAAGCGTAAATTTGCCGTCCTTCGTTTTTGCGCCGCCCTTCTCAAAGTACTCGTTGGTTTTTCTTGTGAAGGTAGCGGCGGTCTTATATTTCGGTGGCCTCCCATTAGCTTTGGCCTTTTTCTTGGCCATGATTACCACTCCTAGAAAATCTTCAGCATATCAACCCACATCATCACATCTGCTAAATCATATTCAAATACCTTAAAATGGTCCTTTGCATATTCCAAAACTTCCGTCTTCCTTAAAAGAAAACCGAGACTATTCTTTACCTTTCCAAGCCCTTTAACGGAATCTCCTATAGGCCCGTGCCAATGTGCAAGTTTCAAGGCCATATCGTAAACATTGGAAGGCCTGGCAATGAAGAAGACATCCGGATCCAACATCGCGTGGATCCATCTATCGGCTTCGGTGGTCTGGATTCCGTTCAAATAGTAATTTCCGGTAGCAATATCATGAGAATGGGTCTGAATGGCAATGTTTGGAGTACGACCTGACATCACATCAAACTTGGCTTCGAAGGTAACAACGGTATCGATTCCGTGAAAGGAATACTTCCCGCGAAGGTCCCACTTTCGCAGGCACTCAACTTCACTTTCTTCGTTGCGTTGTATATCAGACAGATTGAAAGGTGGGCTTGCAAGAAAAGCTAAAAGATAATATTCAAACCCAACACCCAAATATATGTCCCTTTCCTGAAATTTGACACTCAAAAGAATCTCTCCCCAATAAATATGGAGACCCCTCTGGCGTAAAGGGGTCTCCGCGGTCTGAAAAAGGAGGTTTGAAAGTGAAAAAGCACGTGTCCTGGTAGCAAAGTTCAAGATTGAGAGCAAAATAAAAGGGCATTTCTGCCCCTCTTGCACAACTTTCGCTATCATAGTAATTTTACACCCAAAGTGTTCAAAAACAAAAACAACAAATATATCAAGGCGCACAAGCGTATGCTACGTATTCCATAAGGTTTTGAGGGTCTCCACCGAGTTTTTCCCAGGCTCTATATAACCTGTAATGAAAAGTAGTCCACAACACTCCCAGATATTGTGCCAGAGACCGGTTAGACTCTCCCCTACGCCTGCCATTTTTATCCCTGTATGTCGAACAATCAATCAACCTCCAGAATATCGCCTCCAGTTCTCCCTTCTTCAAGTTTCGAAACTCCCGGTCCAGTTTCCCTATGGTCTGAAGATATAAAGCCACTTCACCAAGGGCGGTTCTTTTGGTGCTCAAAGCTTCTCTGGTGGTAAACTTTCCTGTAGGACCAGGAAATGACGGAGAAATGGTAATCTCTCCGTGCTCGAACCCCAGAACCACTCTATGTCCGAGAATACGGCCCCACATGAAAGCGTAATGTCGCAGTATTTTCAGTAAATCATCATCTGAATATGACCCCATTACATACCGCTTACAGGATTCGACAAGCGACATTCACTATCCCTCCATATGCCCCTAAATGGGGCTATTTTTTATAGATATTCATTTCCAGCCTTGGATTATCGCGGTCAATAAGAACCTCCTGGACTCGTGGAAGAACGTACTGGTCATCCTCATACAGAATATCTTCCAACGCGTCCAGGAGAATCTTCATCGAATTGTGCGAATCTCGCCGCCGTCGGTTTGGAAAAAAGAAATACAGATCCGCATAAAGTTGCACTCCCTTATCCGGCTTTTCCCATTTCTGTTTCTTCCTTTGTCTCAAAGCTTCGAACCCGGCTTCTACTATCCACGCCTTCGCCTCTTCAGTCAGTACGCGCGCACCAGTCCGGGTAGTAAGGTACATATGGTTCACAGTGGGAGGCAAAGGGAGCGAAAGCTTAATGCTCATCTTCTTCACTCCCAAAGACACGAAGAACAAAGGCTAGAAAAACATAACCCATGAGCAGCATCAGAGCCAGCGAGGTCGGCAAAAACAAAGCCGCGGTAATTACTCCCGCGGCCGATATGAGAAACGACAAACGTTTCATGGCAAAACACCTACCAGCTCATACTTCTTGATATCTTTTCCCAACTGCATTTTAATGATTAGGGCTGCGCCGGTCTTGCTGTCGGCTTCAACTTCCCTAATCTCTTCCTTCTTCGTCTCCTTGTTTATCAGCACTACCTTCATCGTCATTTCCCCTCCTCAAAATCTCCTCTCGTTTCTCCTGAAACTGCCTCAGAGTCTTATCGTGATGTACGATTATCATATCTAGTGCCATCAAAACATTTGGTAGAAGGTCATATGAGTCATAAGGTCCGAACTTAGGAACTCCTCCTCCGATCCAATCCACATTAAATTGTGGAGGATGAGACATATGAAAATTAACACCAACCACAACGCCTTTCGCAAGAAAGCCCTCTTCGGCGGCTGCTTTTGAATATACTATGTCTCCGAGAACATACGGAGTATTCATAGTCTTTAGAGGGACTTCATTTTCCATTTCTGGTGTCTTTTTCATCCTTCTTTTCCTCCTTTTCTTTTCCCAGAAGTTCCTTGCGCGCCTCCTTTTCCATCGCCTCAAGATTAGCCAGCTTGTCCTGATAGAACTTCTTCACAAGCTTTATCGCCTCGGTTTTTGAAATAAGGTCATTCTGAAAGAAGCCGGGAACACCCAAACTTTCAGAGAAACGCATTTTTCCATCCTCGCCTGTCCAAATATTCTTAACTGTAATTGGTACGAGGAACCCCCTATTTGCGTCGTCCCGGACATAAAGAACGTCACCAACGGAGATTTCTGGGCTCTTCTTACCTTTCTCAATAATCTCGTTGGCCAGAAGTTCTATGTCGTTTGCGAGGCCTACCGCTTCGTGAAGGTCTATAGAGGCCTGAATCTCCCAGCACAACCCCCTGATGGTTTCTAGCTTATCCAACACGCTTGCATTCATATCTACACCTCCTAGAATGGAATATCATCATTATCTGGATCCGGGTTATCGCTACCGAAGAACTCAATATCATCGTTCTTTTTTGGGGGCGTTTCGTCCACAATTTCGGTGGAGTCGTCCACAACATTCTCGGATTTTCCGCCCATAAAGAACACAGAGTTCACTATCACCTTTACCCTGGACCGATTTTCTCCGTCCGGAGTCTTCCATCTGTCCTGTTGGAGCCGGCCTTCTACGAGAATGGGCGAACCCTTTTGAAAATACTTTTCCACAAATTCTGCAGTGCTCTTGAAAGCGGTACAATCGAAGAAATCGGCCTGTTCCTTGTTTCGGTTACAGGCTATTGCGAAGTTACTGATTTGAATCCCGGAAGTCCCAAACTTTGTTTCCGGGTCTCTCGTTAAATGCCCCGAGAGAATTACTCTGTTCATATCCACTTTCATCCCTCCACAAAAAAGGGCCTTCGGGCCCCCAGGTATAGTTTTGGTTTCGTCGCTGATTATTCAACTAAGCAATAAGAGTAAGCTACTTCATTCATTCTCCTCCCTCATATTCCGGAGCTTCCGAAGCCTTTAGAACCCCTTTCGGTTTTTGTTTCGGGTTCGCCTTCCTGGATCCAGAGTTCCGTGTCGATTTTCTTGCATACCAGTTGACAGATTCTCGCTCCCTTCTCAAATACCAGTAAGCCGTTACTTTCGTTCTTAACCACAACATGAATCTCTCCGGTATAGCCTGAATCGATTACTCCTCCCATCACTTTGAGGCCTTTTTCGGCCAGGCCGGAACGTTCACAGATCTGACCGTAGTAACCAAAATCAATTTCTGCTTTAACTCCGGTTCCAACCTTCGCAATTTCTCCAGGAGGAAGAACTAACTTTCTGGATATTTTCAAGTCAGCTCCGGCGTCGCTATAATGTTTCTTTTCTGGCCGGAGTTCTGGGTCCAAGTAATACAAAGTCATTTCTTTTTCTCCTTTTCTTTAGCTTCAATTCTCCTTTTTATAAGCATTAGCTCGTCGTGATATTCCTTTTCCCACTCGACTATTGCGTTTGCAAAAGCTGAAAAAGCTTTGCATAGTGCATCCATTGATTTGCAAAATTCGTCAAATGCCTTCCGTTGGGCTTCTAGTTCTTCCGGGGTAAAATAGTTGAACCCTTTGGCGGTTTTAGCCAGCTTATCAGCGCAAGCGTGTGATTCATGATTGTCTGGGAAAAGTTGGCGCATAAGAAATGATGGTCCGTCAGACATCATCTTTTGCCTCCTCAAATCTTTCACAGATAAAATCGCGATTTCCGTCTCTATGCACTTCTTTGAATGGAAAATCCTCGGGGTCTCCAAAACCGCTCGCTTGGATTAGCTTCTGAAGAACGGGGCAAAATCGCCTTTCCCATTCTTCCTGTGAAATTGATTCATCCCAAACATCCTCATCGTAGTACTTGCACTTACAGCACCACATATCTAGAAACACGAGATACTCTTGATTATTTGAGAACATTTTCGGCATCCTCCGCCTCTCTTTCTTCCCACTTGCCACAGCAATCTCCTTCCCAAGTACAAAGCCCTCTTGGGTCTTTTAAGCAAGTTGCATAGATTTTCCAAATCCAATCACGTTTCTTTCGCCAGGGTTTTACCCAAAACTTGCAGTTGCTACACCTTCTCAAACTTCTTCCGGTATCTTCCACACTTTCATTCCTCCCGGTCCTTGGGGTAGCTAATCTTGACATTCTTCGCGATTGCCGCCAGAAAGTTTTCTTCGGTAAGAGGTACTGCTTTCTTGCCTCCGTAAACAAGTACAATGGGCTCGTTGCCTGTCTCATGACAAACCTCGACGTGAGAAATCACCCGGTTATTCTGGTGGTCCGGCGGCGTTAACTCAACATCTACTATGACTTTGCAGAAACCACTTCCGAAGCTCGGAGAAAACTCGGCTTTTGAGATAGGAATGTCGTACTTGTATAGGTAATCCTTGACCCTATGTTCAAGTCTCTTTGCATCTTCTTTCAAACTATCCATATTCACACCTCCTACATTTGTACCCAATCAGGCTGGTTCGGCTGGGAAGTCACTTTCCCGGATATCTTTCCACACTTAGGGCACGGCCTTCTGGGAATAACGTTTTCATGAAAGTTTGTATCGTCATAGCCCCTAACGTTTTTTTCAATGTAACCACAGCATTCACACACCATATCGGCCACAAAATCCCTTCTGTGCTGATAGGTTTTCTGTAAGATTTTCATGTTTTAACCTCACTTTCTCACAAGTCGAATTTGGAATCTTCTAGCCCACTCTCTGACTCCGCCCAGGAAATATACATACTCATCGTCCCGGACCTTCTTCAGATTCAGCACCTGATATTTATGGCCCTTGTAGATGACTTTATCGCCCTTTCTAATCTCCTCGGTGTTATTCTCCAGGTTATCCAGGAACTTTTTTTCTTCCACGGTTCACCTCCAAAACAAGGGCGACGGGAGCCATTTGCCCCTACATCGCCCTGTGTTGTCCACTGATCGGTGTTTGCTTTACTATCGCTTTGCGCATCATAACGGTTTAATACCCGACAACTACGAATGACCTGAAACTAGATGAAAACCACCACCTCCCTATTCGTCAAATCTTCCTGAAACGACGTCATGCCACTTGTTTCCTAAAACCGCTTTCCATTCGTCTATGGTAAAGTCCTTCAAATCCTTCTCGAAGGACCTAGCGGCTTTGAGAACGTCTTTGTTCTTTGGATTAGTAATCCATCTGAAGGCTCTTTTCATCGAAAAGTATCTATCACACCCGACATAGCTAAAGAAAAGTCTACCGTTCGCTACGTGGGCTTCGGCTCCCATTCCCTGGTACTTACAGGAATTTATGCTTCCGCAGCGCCAAACGCAAGTATAAAGGTACTTATAAACGTCCTGAAACTGCCAGAACTCCCCTCTGGTAAGTGTTGTGACTTCACCCCCTTTGACTTCACATTCCTTTAGAGCTTTATTCAATACCGTCAACATTTCTTCAGACGCAGGTTCATTGGGTTTATAGAAGTCTGTGAGTACCTTAAGAGCCGTTAATGTTTCGCTGTTTTGCAGCGAGGCGCCTGATGTTTTCAATGATTTCTCTGTTGTCTGCATTCATGACCTCCTCCCGATTGTCATACTTTCCCTCAAGAATCTTTATGTAGTTTTCTTCTTTCGTTATCCATTCCAAATCAGCTTTGAATGGTCGGTCTCTATTGCCTTTAGGCTCAAGTCGTCCAGACAGAAAGTCAGAATTTTCTACACGTTGAAAGAATTCTGTCCAGAACTGCATATCCGGGTTTTCTTTCCATCTAGCCTTGACGTAGGACTTTCTTTTGCTAGTGAGTTTTCTGATTCTTGGAAGTGATGTGCAGATTGAGTGATATAAATCCACAAGTTTTTCAAAAGGAATTCGCATAACCTCGTCAGATTTCTGACGAGAAGAAGATTTATCTTCTTCTATATCTCTTTCTTTATCTATATCTAGTTCTATATCTAGGTGCGTTACATCGGGGGTGTTTGCGTTACGTGTAACGTTACAAGTAACGTTACTTGCTAGAGCCTTCTGTTTCTCTCGATGACGCTGTACCCTTTTCCTGGTCTGTTCTTTGATCTGTTCTAAGCCCTTGATATTCTGATGTTTTTCCCAGTTCAGGATGATTAAACCATTGTCATTAACCTCTATCATCTCGAAGTCTTGCATAGTTTTCAAAGCAAGCTCAATAGAAGAGACGGGGATGTTAGAAATCATTGAGAGCATTTGAGACGTATACGGAACACCTGGTTTGAAATATATAAGCCCGGAGTCGTTAGTCTTTCCTGCAAGAACGAGAAGAAATACCCAGAGTGTAAAAAGTGAATCTCCGTTAGGCATTCCCCTGAGAAAGACTATCTTCTCGTCGGAGAAGATTTCGGTGCTCACCTTTATCCACTTCACATCTGACACATCTATCACCTTCCAAACAAAAACCCGGGGATAATTCCCCGGGTTATGCTGTTTTCTGGAGTTTCGCTTGGGCCACTTTCTTCGACATGATTTCAATTACCTTGTCCGCCTGCTCTTTCGTTAGCTGTTGCAGTTCTTCGGCTCCGAACTTAGAGATGAAGGTCCTTATCCCGGCCATAATCTTTTCGATTGCAGTACCGGTAAGCTCAGATGCTTCCTCGACTGTGTTCTTTATGTTCTGGAGTTGACCTTTGGAAATCATTTCTTCCTTGGGGAAATCGATATCCTCTTCCTTCTCATCGAAGACCGAAGAGACCTCTTCTTCCTCTTCGCTTGTCTTTATAGAGTGCTTCTTTGAGAGCTTAATCATAACTGGTTTAAGCATTTCGATATCGGGATTTTCAAAGCTTTGACCCGTAATGGTGTTCGACCTGTCCTTGAGAATTGTGGCGACGTTCTTTCCGTTCTTAAACTCCATTTTTATCAGAATTGAGGGTTCATATTGAGCCTCGCCCTCGGCCTTCATCTTGTCCCCAATTACTGACAGCTCGCCGTTCTTCATTTCATAGATATACGAAAGTCTACCGGTGAAGATGACGTGAATATCCATTGAGAGGAAAAGAGCCATCATTTTCTTCCATGGTCTCTTAATCTTGGCCCAATCTTGAAACTGCAACTCTTCCCTTTCCCCCTGGGCTTTCTTCTTCGGATTCTTGGACCTCTTGAGGCTCTCGATGTAGGAAGACTGAACGTTCTCCCAGATGTGGGTCACAGAGTCGACTATGAGAACGTCGTAGCTATTGAGTTCTCCGCTTGTCAACAATGTCAACAGGTCCTCAATCTTTCTCGAGTGGACTACGTGAAAATCGAATTCTGCAGCATAGAAGTCTGTGGAGTGTTCCGTATCAAACACCGCGACCTTCTTTCCTAACCCAAACGCCAGTTTCAAAGCTGTATAGGTCTTGCCAGAACCCGCTTCACCGTATAGGCCTAACTTCACTTTCGCAATTTCGGCTTGTGCTTTAGAAAGCATTGTCATTCTTCTACCTCCTTTTTCTAGGTTCCTCCGGTTCCGGTATTCCGGTTCTCTCGAAAATGAACTCATCTATTTCCTGTTGCGAATTCCAGAATTTTATCCAGCCTCTGGGTGTTTCACTCGGCTTATACTGGACAGTTCTAAAAAATCCCGATTCGTCGAGATAAGAGATATCTGATTGAAGCTCAATAGAATGTTCTATAGCGCGGATCCGCAAGTCGTTGGGATTTCTTGAGCAGTATGTCTCGAGAAGTTTTTTGCCTTTCATGATTATGGTGGTATAATTCTTACTAGATTCCGACTGACAGAAGATAGACGAGGAAGGAGATGCTGACTCCTTCCTCTTGCTTATCTTTGGGAGCTCAATCGTTATGAGAGTGCCAAACTTCTTGGAGAGAGCATACCGCTTCTTGTCCCGTGAGACTCTCGAACCCTTAAGAACCGCTATTCTGTTACCATTCTTGTCAAATACATATTCTCTGGCCATTCTCGAGCCTCCTTTTGGTTTCAAATTCCTCCGGCAACAGCTCGAAGAGAACCTGTTGCTGTGAAATGTACTGCACTTTCTTGATTGGCCTCGCCTTACAAATCTCTCCGGTTATTCCGTTTGAGTTCGTACGGATCCGTAAATTGAATTTGGAGATAGGAGCGTCCTTTTCAATTAACCGGTCCTGAATTTCATCCAGTTCCAGGAGCCTTCTTTCTAGCTCAACGAGGCACTTCAAAAGCCACGTTCCCGCGCCTTCTGCAGTGAATCTAATGATGATTTGCCGAAGATAATCTTTGATGTGCTTGTCTTCGTAAACTTCGGTTTCGGGCCATATAGCCAATACGTTTTCAATCTCGAAAGTATCAGCCGTTATGTCCAGCGACCGGTTGAGGATTTTTGCCCTGGGAATCGGTTCCAGATTTACCAAAATATACTCTGGCATCCTCCACCTCCTTTTCATCCAGTTTTCCAAGAAGACTTTCCCAAAATATCAATTTGCCTACCTGAAAACTGAATTCTTCCTTCGTCATAGCCTCTGAACTCTCTTGCCTTGCTCAATTCTTTCGGCTATCTTCTTTGTGCTGACTTTTACTTTCTTCATCCTCATTCCTCCTTTTTGGATAAAAAAGGCC